CTATCTTTTAAAGAGCCTTGCTGGTACTTCTTACCAGAAAATGAATATATATTATCAAATGGGTTAGTATGAAACTTGGTAGACTTAGCAGTAGAAAAAGTACCTGTACAAGTACCTAAATACTTGACATCTCTTATCTTACCTCTAGGTTTCTTCATTATTCCAGACCTAAGTATCTGAATAATGCAACCATCATCAGCCTGAACCCAGTCACCAATATCAGCTTCTCTCCAGTTACTACTATAGTTGAAACCATCTGGCAACTCTGTTACATCATCATATACAACATGATTTATCTTAGATATAGTATAACTTCTCATCTTAACTGGTGCCCCTAGGCACCTTTGAATATACTAGTTGTTACAACTGATGTAACAAAGAATTTTTTATAAATTAAATTTATCACACACAATATTACATAGTGTTACCTATATAAATCAAGGCTTATGTTTCTATCAGAAAACAACTTTAACTTGGAATCAAAACCAGATTGGTAAGCAAATCCTAAAAAATTGGGGCATTTTAATGCTCACTCTATTTACATCACTACCCCCCAATGAAACAGCTTTTCCTCATCTGAATTGACTTGAATTGGATTTCAGCTGAGTCAAATCAGTTTCAACAAAAGCAACAGCATTGCCTCGACCACTGGCAGTCTGCGACTGCAACAGGGTCTCAATCCTTACAGCACATTGATACTACATACTTACTTATAGTTGTAGCTTGGTGTATTGTTTAGTTCTTTGGTGTTGTTTACTTGTTTACACTTACATCCTATACTACACACAACACCTGTAGTTATAGGACTTATACAACAACTTATAGGAGGTTATTATGTTTTTATCTTGTAAAGATTGTGGTACAACTAATGAAGAAGACTTTAAAGACTCTATCACAGATGATTGGTGTGATGATTGCTCTGACAAGTCTTATTATGAATGGATTAAGAAAGACAAAGGAGGGAATCCAATGAAGATTAAATACTTTACATTTCAAGGTAGTCCAAGAGTTAACTTGTCTCTTGGTGGTAAGAATGTTGGCACATATACATTGACAAGTAGAGAGGGCATAAGAGCTCTTAACTACGACATCAATTGGTGTCATAGACAATTGAATCTACATCCTACAAAGAGATGTATTTAGTGTTGTTCTTTGGGTGTTGTGGCTTGTTAGTCGCAACATCCTTTCCTCTTTAAATCTATTAACAACTAAACAAAGGAGTAACTATGTCAAGTGAACCTAAAACAAACAAAGAACTTGCTACAATTATGAATTGTACAGCAAGACAAATATCCAAAAGTCGTAAGAGAGGTTGGATAACAACTAATGATGGAGTTAAGAAGAAATACACAGCTCCAAAACCATACTTTAAACACTAAACAGGAGTTATTATGCTATCATTAACAGTTATGCAATCTTGGATATTAATACTAATGTGTACATTGATGTTATTTGCTATTGTCATTGTATTAATTCTATTTGTTGAACTTGGTTTTACTATTTATCGTAACATCAAGGGTAAATAGTTTTTTGGCTTTTTATTATTGTTTAAATAGCTATTTTCCAACAACAGTAATTATATGGTGTTGCAAGTAGGGAAACCTCGCAATCTAATGAGAGCATCCTACCAACACCATATTCTTACAACAAATTTGTTTTTTGGTTTATTGATAACAAGATTAGCATCAATAGACCATTCATTTAAGCTAATCATAAGAAGAAAGGACATATTTCTATGTCAACAAGCAAACCTAAAGCAGTAAGAGTATACTTACAAAATACTGAATCAGCAGGTTATTTCTATTCTAACATTGTATCCAATGTAGTATCTATACTTGGTATGAAAGCAAGATACCAACAAGGGAGCAATTCAGCAGGAGAGAAGAAACATTTTTGGTTCATCAATGAAGATGATGTTAATGCTGAAAAGCTTCCTCAAAAAGCTTGGGGCATCATTAATGGAGATGTAGTAACTGATGAGCAATATGCAACATTATCAGCACCATCAGCTCACGTTGATGAAACTCAATCTGAATCAGCAGGTTTCTAATCTGAAAAGGGGGACTAACCATCCCCCTAACATCTTTTAAACAACTATAAAATTATAAAAAAAGGGGGGATATAAAATGTATATTAGTAGTTGTCCTTATAGATATAAATACCAATTAGTTGATTGGGCTTCTAATCACTTTAAAGAAGATAAATCAAAGTTTAATAAAATGAGTAAGAAGAGGTTATATGGTATCTTCTACTCAATAACTAAGAAAAGAGGTAGTAATGAGTAAGTTTATAACATTGTTCAATGGTAAATGGAAGATCAATCCTGCAAGCATTAAGTCAGTATGGATAATACCTTTAGCATTTGAAGAAACTGATAAGAAACAATCTAAAATAGAAATAGAGTTTATAGATAATACAAAGAAAGAATGGTACTATGGAGAAGATTGTGTCTATGATAATAAGCAATTTAAATTAGATGTGGTAGGAATAAAGGAGGTTGTAGATGTTTGAATACATAATAATAACAATAGTAGTATTGGCAGTAGTTGGGGCTGTATCAGTCTTGCCTATAAATGATCAGCAGATAAATGAATAGAGAAGAAATGATTGAAAACATGCAGTATCTTAGTGACAGGGTACTGCATGGAGAAATACTACTTATGAGGTGGATGGCATTAGATGATGCACCTACATTAGAAGGTATGCCTAAAGACAGATTACAATTAATGAAAGAAACAGATGCATTTATAACTCAAGAAAGGAAAGAACTATGAATATGTTTAGACCATCACAACCTTATGTTGATAAACCTAAAAAAGTAAAAGAAAGTCCTTTGTCAACAGGTTTTGAACAGAAAGACTATAAAGATAAAGAAGAAACAATAGAATATAATCCTGGAGAGTTGATGATGGGGATGATTATATCAGGTATTGGACTAATGGCATCCACAGCACTAACATTACATAGATACTTTAATGATAATGAATGGAAGCCTATGTTGTTGATAGGAGTTGTATCATTTGCATACCTTGTAACAACTATAAAGGAATACAATGACCCAACAAACTAAACCAATAACCCTTGAACAAACCATTCAAAAAGTTAAAGAACTTAACAAAGAGGTGAAGGGGCTGAAAGAGCTCCTTCACGACATATTAACACACATCAAACATACTTATGGGAACATACAAGACATAGCTAATGTACTTAATGCTGCTGATATAGAGCATATACCAGATGATAAACATGAGAAGATACAAGCCTATAAGAATAAAATAATGAAAGAGGACTAGTATGGATACTTATGATAAAATCTATTTCATATCTTTAATGATAGATATGTTTGTAGGAGTAAGTAAAATAGTAGTAATATGGCTAATAATAGCCTTAATAATAATATCATTTATAACTTGGAGGAAAGACAATGTTACTATGTAGATGGTGTAAAAGAAAGATAGCTGATGCTGGCAATCCTCAGACTATATACTCTAATTGTAGTGATTGTCAATACAATAATAAGAAGAAGGAGAAAGGTAAATGATTACTTATAAAATAAAACAAGCAAGTCTTGAACCAGATAAATATGGAAATCATATTAAAGTAAAAATGATGACTAAATATAAAGATGGTAAGTTTGTAAAACATATTAAACTAGATGATGATGCTATTAGAATATTAACATATGGCCTTATTGTAAGAGATGGAGACAAGTAATGTCAAATAATAAAAAGAATAGTTATAAAGGCTTTGTTAGATCAACAAGCAATACTTTGACTGCAACTAATCATTATCAGGTAAGCTTGCCACCACATGTATGGAAGACTAAGATGGGCTGGAAACTTAATGAAAAGGTTAGAATACTTACTAATAAAGCAGACAATACAATAACTATAATAAAAGGAGATGAGTAATGCAGTTTTTATGTGAAGAATGCGATGGTGCAGAGCTAACACAAAAAGCTACCTGCAATATAAATACAGATGAGATAATGAACTATGAAGATGCCGCTGTCTGGTGCGAAGACTGTAATAAATATGTTGAAACAAAAACAGTTGAAATGAGATCAATGACAACAGGAGGGTATATAAGCAGAATAATTGCTGCTGAGAAGATACTTGACTGCATAACTGATGACATAAATCCAAGTTTTCTTTACAACATAATTAAAGACTATAATACTAAATACAATAGATAATTGTTTTTTGGTTTTATTAAGAAGAAGGAGGAGACTATGAGTAAAGTCTTTGAATACAATAAAGATAACAATGAAATGTGGGATATAATACCTACAATGAATGATGTAGATCAAGAATTGTATCTTATAGAAACAGTAAAGGTAATGAAGTTAGCAAGAAACTTATTAAATGACCATATATCTGATAGTTCGGTATTGCCATTAAATGAGTTAGAAGACTGTTTAACTAAATTACAAGAACAAATAACTACAGCTGAAGAAACTATCTTGCAATTTGAGATAGACATAGAAGAAATGGCAAAGCATTATGGACAGAGGTAGCTGTGTTAGATGTGAAGAACAAGAAGCAGTATTAACAGACCCTAATAAAGATGAAGTCTGTGTTACTTGCTATAATATAAGTGTAGGTGCAATAAAAAAAGAAGGAGAAGATGAAGATGACTAAGAAGAAAGAGTCAGTATTTTCAAAAATATTATGTGGATTTTTATCAACTTGTAGTAAATTAGGCTTTATTAATAGAATAAAGACAACTAAATATCATACTACAGCGTATATGCCTGGAGGTATTACTTTCAGGCAGTACCATGCAAGAAAGGTATAATGCCACAATTAAGTGAAAGAGAGACACTGATAGAGTTTATAAAAGCCCACCTAGAACTGTTTAGTCACGATGAACTTGACTATTTTGCAGACTATATAATAACCAAAGAAATAGACTTTAGAAGAAAACCTGATAGAAATTAAATAGCTTAAAACAGAGTGTGTGGATGGCTATAAGATGGGACATAGGTATTCTCTCTTTCTACCTGTGTCCCAAACATTTAGTACCCAGTAGCCAAGTTGGTATATTAAAAGATATTGGAGTGTCTTAAAATATGCATTAACAACAAAGCCGAGACCTGGGTACTTACAATTAGAGAGCCAATAAGCGAAGCAAATCTTAATTATCATAGTTTCTCCTATAATAAAATGGATAAAGCATCGGTGAGGCTCTCTTATAATTGGTACCATAGGCTGAGTGGGAAGGAGAGGTAGCTCCTCTTACATAGCATGCATGAACATCCCAGCATGCCCAGCCTCAATATTGAAGAGTATGATACCAGATACAGAGGTGTAAAAACCAGAAGTTGCTGTTTTATACTCTTTAAAATTCCCTGTCATAGTAGTTAAGAATCATAAACAGCTTTTTGGGTTATATTTCCCATTGAATGTGGGGCTGTTGGTGATACTAGATGTTCTTTCTGACCAAAGACTATGGCAGGGATAAACTTTAAGGAGAATAAATGCAAAGCATTATAAAACATTTAATTAAAATAGTAGATATGTATCTAGATATAGAAGAAAAACATTATCATGAAGCTGTTTCAACTGCTATGATGCATGATAAAGATGAATCAGATTTAAAAGATCATATATTCCATTCTTTATTGGAGGTATCTATATGGATAAAGACACATCATACAATGAAGGAGAATAAATGATAGAAATAAATAAAATAGAAAAAGCTATTAAACAGCTTGAAGATAAAATAGATAAACAAGGCATTATTAAGAATGAAAAAGATTTAAATCATCTTGATAATTTGCAACAAATATATATATCAGAAATAATGAAAGAAAATAGAAGGAAAATATAAATGAATGAAGAATTTGACAATTGGGAAGAAATTCCTGATGAAGATTTATGGATGGATGGAGAACTAACAAGAGATGACTTAATGGTAAGAATGTTTATCAAAGTCATAGATGAAGGTAATTGGAAACTAATAAGAAGGAGAAAATAATGTCTGATAAGATAGGACTAATAGCAGGTTACAAGCCTAATAGAATATCATTATATATATTAATGCTAAATGCAGGTAGGCTTGATGAATTAATGGAATGTCTTTATAAAGATATGGAGGAGTATAAAGAAGATGAATGAACAAGAAATAACAAATAGATGGACTGAAGTAGCAGAAAATGCTTTGCTTGGAAGGCAAATAGTTAGAGTAGAATATATGAAACAAGATGAATGTGATAGATATTATTGGGATAAAAGACCTATTACATTTATGCTTGATAACGGAACAAGAGTCATTGCTATGTGTGACGATGAAGGCAATGATGGTGGAGTATTAACTTGCTTAACAAAAGATAAAGAAGAAGTATTACCAGTACTATAAATAATAAAAGAAGGAGACAAAAATGTCAAATAAAATAAGTGTACAACAAAGAAAGTATTTTACTGAAAGAATAAATGAAGCTATTAATGATAGAATATCAGTACTTAAGCATAAGAATGCTAGTCAAGTAACTGAAATGGGGAATAAACAATTTAACAGCTATCTTAAAGAAATAGGTGTCTATGACAATATGTTAAGATATGCAAAAATAAGAAAAGAAGCTGATGATCTTAATGCTACTATAAGACAAGTTTATGACAATATAAAAAGAGCTTTAGATATAAAAGGCTATCATCATGATTGGCCAACAATGTATCAAGGTAGTAGTCAAGAAACTATAGAAGAATGCTTTAGAAAATGTTGTGAAGAAGTAGCTTTACAGAACTTTGAATCTAATGAAATAGGTAAAGAGATTGATAGATTAGAAAAACAGAAAAGAGCTGCTTGTGATCTTCTACATGGAATAAATGAACTTGATGGATTAACAACTGAAGTTAATAGAATCTTAAAAGGTGCAGGTGTGCCACAATTAGGAGCTTAATATGTCTTATAATAGTGATATAGATAAACTTAATAGAGTAACAGATACACTTTCATCTGTAATAAGAAATCTTAAAACATTTAAACAAGAAACTCCAGATGTGAACTCAGAAATATCTAGATGTAGAAATGAAATAGATTCTTCTAAAAGTGCTTTAGATGAAGTTATTAGAGAAACAGGCAATGCTGCAGATTATTTAAATGATATTGAGTATGCTATTGATGAACTAGAAAAAAAACTTAGAGGAGAAGACTAATGGGATTTGATGTATATGGATTAGACCCTCAAACAGAAAAAGGTGATTACTTTAGAAATAATGTATGGTACTGGAGACCCTTGTGGTCTCTGGTATGCAATCATTGTGACGATATACTAACTGAAGAAGAAATGGAATATGGAAATTGGAACAATGGTAGTGCCATACAAGCTAAAACAGCTATTAAGATATATAAAAGACTGATAGATAAAATAGATGTTATTAAAGACGAGATAGAAGAATATGAAGCACAAAGAAAAATAGAGAATGGAAGTCATCCTGCTAGTCTTGATAATGTTTTAGATTTTATAGACTTTTGTAAAGATTCTGGAGGCTTTACTATACATTAAAAGACTTGTGTTTTTTGGTGTTTCTAATGTAAATTAACAGGCAGAAAAGGACTGCAATTTGCGGTCCTTTCTTTGTCTTATCAACCAAGGAGAATAAATGAAGCTATTATATTTTGACCTAGAGCATGGGTCTAAAACATTAGGTGGCCCAAAAGATGTTGAAAAACTATTTGGTTATCCAATGTTAGAATCAGGTAGTTGGAAAGAGTTTTCAGCTACAATCAAACAATTGTACAAGCCTACAAAAGTAGTAGAAGAAGTAAAGATAGGCAATACAACTGTAAAGCAAGAAAAAACAGAGATAAAACCTGCAAATGAAACAGAAATATCAGGAATTGTAGTAGATACAGTTTCTGAGTTATCTAAAAAATATCAAAGGTCTTTAACTCTTGAAGATGGTACTATGAAATTAAAGGAATGGGGCAAGCTAAAGAACAATTTAGATAAAATGTTAGATATGCTTACTAAAATTCCAGGCATTGTAATAATGAATTGTCATAGTAAAACACAACATATGGATGATGGTACTACTAAACTCATACCATATATAGATGGATCAAGTAAAGAAGATATATCTAAATGGTTTGACTTTGTATTCTATACTAAAGCTGTTACAGATTTAAAAGGTAATAGTACTTTTATGTGGAGAACACAAAGAACTGAAAGATATGATAATGCTAAAGACAGAACTCAATTATTGGATGCAGAAATACCACAAGATTACCAATTAGTAATTGATGCTGTTAAGAAAAAAGGCTGGAAAGGTGCTAAAATATTAATTATTGGATCACCTGGATCAGGCAAAACATATAGTTTAAAAACAATAAGGAAGGGGACTAAGTGAAAACCTTAACTGTAAAGAAAACAACAGGAGTGTCATTTGGAGAAGGATGGCACGAAGTAGTAATGAGTAAAGCTTCACCAGGAAAATATTCTGGAGGAGAAGGAACTAAATATTTAGATGTGTTCTTTGATGGCTATCCTGATAGCTTAAAATTAAGAGTACATGAAAAGTATAATAAAGATACTAATGAAGAATTTGCTGTATTGAATTTATACAGATATTCTAATTCAGGGATAAAAGAAGTTCTTGAAGGTAGTGATGGTAGTATGACTATTGGAATAGAAGATGAACCTGAAAACTTAATTGGAAATAAAGTAAATGTTTATTTCTATAAAAACAAAGAAGGCTATACTAATGTTTCAGAAATAATTGCTCCTTCAGTCTTTAAAAACGACTTAGAAGAGTTTGATGAAGCTGGTGTAGAAAGAATGAAAACTTCTTGCGAAGAAAGAATCAAAAGATACCTCAATAATAGTCCTGCCACAGAAAGTAGCACCCCAGATCCTTGGGATTAATAAGATGAATACAACTAGGGGGAGAACAAACATTCTTCCCCTAACCTACTAAGGAGTTATTATGATAAAAGAGGTTGCATTTGGCATTGCCAATAGACACCATTTTATGCCTGAAGATGATGTTATAAAATGGAAAGGCACAACAGATACTTATGCAAGTCTATATAACTATGATGATGATGTAATGAAGTATTTTAAAGAAAAACAAACTTTGGCAGGATATAGTGGTAAAATATATATGCCTAAAGAATTTTTCTTTGATGTAGATGGCGACAGCTCTGAAAGAGCAAGACAATTGACTATTGGATTATGTGAATACTTAAAAGAATTTGATATAATATATAGATTATACTTTTCTGGAACAGGATTTCATGTAGGAGTAAGTCAAGGTATCTTTAAATGGGAACCATCAAAAGAATTGCATCTTAGAATGAAAGATTGCTTAACATCTAATGGAATATTTAATTATGCTGATAGTGCTGTTGTAGATAAAACAAGGATTATAAGACTTGTTAATACAAGAAATAGTAAATCAGGATTATTTAAAATACCTATAACTGAATCTGAATTACATACTGATATAGAAACAATTAAAGAACTTGCAAAGAAAGTAAGGATTCCAGACTGGTATTTAATAGAAAATGAAGAAGAAACTCCTATATTTGATATAACTAAAAGAGTAAAAATAGCTGGTACTACTCCAGTTGTAACAAGTAGCAGAACAGGAGATTCATTTTATTATCCTTGTATACAAAAGATGTTAGAAGGTATTTCTTATGGCTCAAGACATAATGTTTCATTAAGAATAGCAGCTTGGCTTAAAGATAGATATCCAGAACATGTCGTAAGAGTAGTTATGGAAGACTTCAGACAAAGAGTTGATATGCAAGACAAACCATTTCCAAAAAAGGAAATGGACACAATAGTTGAAAATTGCTATACAGGTCACAATGGTAAAGGCTATAGATATGGATGTAGTGATTCAGTAATGGATCATTTCTGTAATTCTAGCTGTACATTATATGGTTCAAAGAAAAGTCAAAAAGCAATAACAGCAGAAACAATGGAAGACTTGTTGCTTGATTTTATTGATTCTAAAGTTGAACCTATAAACCTTGGAGCATTGTATGGAGAAGATTTTCCTATTTATCCTGGAGAAGTACTTGTAATACAAGCACCACCAAAGTCAATGAAAACAATGTTAATACAAAATTGGCTATGTGCATTAAAGAAACCAACATATTTCTTAGAACTTGAAATGAGTTCCAGACAGATATTTATGAGGTTTCTACAAATAAAAACAGGTATGAGTGAAGAAGAAATAATGTCTTATTATAAAGGCAAGAAAAATGGTCTTCACAAAGGCTTTGAATGGTTAACTTTTGATACTAATAATTGTCATCCATTTGAAATAGAAAAAAGAGTATCTGTATTAGCTCAAAAACCTGAAATAGTAGTAGTAGACCATATGGGATTACTTGCTACTAATCACAAAGATGCTAATATGAAAATGGAAGAAATATCTGAAGGCTTAAGAAATTTAGCTATCAGACAAAATGTAGTAGTGATAACTGTATCTGAAATAAGTAAAGGAGCTATAAGAGAAGGAACAGAAAACTCTATAGTAGCATCAAGAGGTAGCTTTAGAATAGCTTATTCAGCAAATAAAATACTTTCATTGCATGCCGATAGAGATAAAATGGATAAAAATAAGATAAAAAGACTAAGAATACAAACAGTTGCTAACAGAGAAAAAGAACAACTAAATGTAAACTTAAGACTTGATGGTTTAAACATTGTAAAAGAGGAAGGATATTAATGTCAAAAAAAAGAAGTTTTATTGATATAACAAGTGACATAGTAATGGCTAAAGATGACTTTAGCCTTACCGAAGAAGAGATAAAGGAACAGCTAGCTACACTGTATAATGAGTTAGCTGTAAAAGAAGATGGTGTTTATTGGTTTTACAAAAAGTTAGATAAAGATATAGAGCTTGCAGTAGAATACAAAAAGAAAATAGAAGATGAAATAAAGAAAAGACAAGTAGCTCAAAAGAAATTAAAAGAACTTGTCATAGAATCTAATCTTTCTGTTGACAAAATGCCAACTTATTCTGAGTTTAACCCAATAAAGATATTAGAGACAGCATCTGTAAATGTAATAGATGAATCTATAATACCTCAAGAATATTGGGTAGAACATAGAGCAGTAAAACTAGACAAGAAGAATCTACTCAAAGATCTAAAGAAAGGTAAAAAGATTGATGGAGTAGAATTAAAGAAGAACCCTTATGTGAAAGGATTAAAATAATGAAAGAAGTTAGCAACCCATTTGCAGAAATAAAGAAAGTACCTCTATTTGGAGATACTTTACAATCATCAGCTTATTCAGTTCATCTAAAGAATGAATTAAATTATGAAAAGCCTTGGAATGAAGTAGGCATAGTAAGTAAAGACTATATGTTAGTAAATAATAAAGAAATTACTAATATGGTAGAAAGTATTATAGATCATTCTGATATAGACTTTGCTTTAGATAAAACATTCTTTAATGGTAAGCAATTCATGAGATGTTACAAAGCTACAGAAGAAATAGATGCTGAAGTTGAAGTAGGAGATAACTTGGGTATAGGAGTAATGGTTAGCAATAGTTATGATGGATCAACATCTGGCAGATTCTCTATCTTTGCATATAGATTGTTATGCAAGAATGGAATGATGGCTAAGAAAATGTTTCAAAGCTATCGCTTTAAGCATAGTAAAGAAAATGAAAATTGGGCTGAAGAAATGGAGTCAGCAGCTGAAATAATCAAACATGCAGGAACTAATGTCAAGGAATTTGCAGGAATATGTAGTAAATTAACAACAGATTCTATTGATATTAATGATATGGGATATATTAGAAAGAAGTTTATACCTAAGATTCCTACATCAACTCTTGGCAAAGTAGTAGATCAAATATATAACGATCCTTATTATACAGGTAGTAAAGATATTACATCTTGGGATCTACTTAATGCTGGAACACATGTTCTTTGGCATAAAGAAAAGCAAACAGTAGCAGATTTCAATAATAATGATTATCTAACTACTGGATTCTTGGACTATGCTAAAACAGTAAAAGTTCCTACTGGGCCAATAGCAGCATATTAAACAAAAACTGGGGGGCTGGTTACTCCTCCTAAAATAAGCACTTGATAAGATGAACAAAATCGCACATTATCCTTCTATTATCAAATCACAACATACCAGCCTCCCTTTCGCCTTAAGAAAGGATTAAATGAAGAAAAAACCTATTAATAGAAAACTATCAGTAAAAGAATTAGAAAAAAGAACTGACATATTAATGCAGCAGTTGATAATACTGCAAGAAATGGTTGATATGGTTGGAGATAATTTTATAAAATATGTAAGATTTAAAGATGATGAAAAAGGGTTTATGGACTTTGTTAAGACCAAGAAAGAGAGAAAACCTAAATCGGCAAAAACAGCAACGAAAAGAAAAGCAAACAACTAGGCATATCTTATAGTACAGCATCTAATAGACTTAAAAAGATGTTGTTTTATAGCTTAGTAAAAAAATTAGAATTAGATACTTGTCACAGATGTAATGAAAAAATAACTGACTATAAACAGTTATCTATTGATCATATTGAGACATGGTTAAATAAATCTAATGATTTGTTTTGGGATATAAATAACATTGCTTATTCCCACTTATCTTGCAATTCAGCAAAATCAGCTTCTTCTACAGAAAATCCTCATCCAAGCTATGTTTCTTATAGTGGTGGATGTAGATGTAATGCTTGTAAAGCCTGTAAAAAAATCTACACTAGATATTGGAGGTGGAAAAAAGAATATGAAAATAGGTAATTGTATGATATGTAATGAAAATGTTTATATATTAAACTGTCATTACCAATGTCAAAATTGTGGATATACTATGACCTGAGAAGAAGATTCAGGTCAGGTTGACCAGAAAGAAAGAGAGAATAAGAATGTCAGTAAAGTTAAAACAGTTTCCGAAAAGAGAAATTCAGAAAAGATGGAAACAAAACAACTACTATGAAAGTAGTGGTACATCACATGAAAGAAGAGCTAAAATTGCCAAAGAAGCATCTGGAGGTTGCTGGTGGATAGAAGCATTCTTAAGGATGTATCCTAATGTAAAAAAGAAGTAATCCAAGCTTTTGTGTTTGGGTTTTAAATAAGGAGAAGTAAATGGCTTCAAGCAATAGATGGAGAGATTTAGGAACAGGTTGGCTTAATAGATGGAAAAAACATGATCCTAATGGCAAGAATAGCCCATTTTTCAAGGGAACAGCTACAATAGAAGGTAAAGAAATGTTAATGACTGGATGGATAAAACAAGGCAAGTATGGCAAAGAAGATCAGTCAATATTCATTAGCTTTACTGTTGAAAACGAACTAAGTAAAGAGGTTCAAGAAGCTAAACAATCAGTTTCCTTGGAAGATCTATTTCAATAATGGGAAATCCCAGAAGTAGCAAGGCAAAAGGAAGAAAGTTACAAAATATGGTAAGAGATGTATTGAGAGATGCATTCCCTAACCTAGAAGAAGATGATATAAAATCTCAAACTATGGGAATGACAGGAGAAGATATAGTCTTGTCACCTGCAGCAAGGAAATCAATCCCTTTCAGCTTTGAATGTAAAAACGTTGAAAGACTTCAATTCTGGCAATCAATTTCACAATGCGAAGACAACTGTAAGGAGGATTTGTCTCCTGTATTAATTGTTAAAAAGAATAGAAGAAATCCTTATGCTTGTATTCCTATTGAAACTTTCATTAAACTGATAAGGAAAGATGATGACAGACATGGAATGGAAGATGATTAATTTAGAAATGAAAGAGTTTAAATACAGTCTTTCTAAGTTGAATAATCCTTATATAAAAGAAGAAGCTAAAGCTAGTGTCTTTGACTCAATAGAAAAGAAACTTGTGAAGAGGAGTAAAAGAATAAAGTTTAAGGATTAAGGAAGAAATTCCTTGCCTACAGCTTCTACGCCATGAACAATGGGTGGAGGGGCAGGTATAAATGGTGTTACCAATTTGCTTGCCCTTCTAATATTTTCTTCTTCTTCAACATCTGAAGCTAAACCTAACAACCAAAACATTAAATCACTACTATATCCAAAACCATAGCCTAAAAATGGTATTTTTCTTATTTTGTAGAAAATATTTCTTTGTATATCTTCTTCATCCTCATCTCCAAGTGCAGCCATAATTAAATAAATAGGTAAACTTGTAGTTAAAGATATAAGATCAGAACTCATACCAGACATTATTTTAGTAGGGGTATACCTTCTTAAGCCCATAGACAAAAATGGCCCAAACAAAACTAAATCCATAAACAATGTCAAAGGACCCTGTAACAAAACAAAATTCCTGAGTCTAGCTATATCAGGATTCTTTTCCCAAGCCTTGCTACCTTGACCCATAGATTTTATTAATTCTAACATAGTATTACCTATAGCACTACCATCTTTAATTTTCATAGATCTATAAGCATCTCTAAATAATCTAACATCATAACCAAATCTTTGTTGTGACCATATAGTAAACTTGGTCATAATGCCACCACCAAGTCTTGACAATTCACCAGTATCTTGATTAGACAAACCAAAGTCTAATACCCTAGTATATTCTCTTCCAACCTCTAAAGCTTTTATTGTATCATCTTTTAATCTTTGAAGTTCTGATCCTTGAAGTTTTTCTCTTCTTCTCAATAAGTTCCAAAAGTCTTTACTAATAACACCTGCATTAATAGCTAAATCTACACCTATAACAAAACTATGTGTTCTAAGTTCTTTCTCTGTACCACTCATAGTTAATAATTCTTTTAAATTACCACTATAAAGACCCTTATTAAAAGCTTCAAATCCTTTACTAGATAATTCTATTAACCTTCTAAGTCCTATCTCACTAACATTTTGCATAGGATATGCTACATAGTCCTTTGTAATAGCCCAGTTAGCCCATCTATCTACTACTTTTTTAACTTTTTTCTCTCTTAATGATCTGAGTCTTGCCTTAATTACAGGATCAACCTCTGCATTTATATCTTTATCTAATTTTTTAATACCAGGAATATATTTAGCTCTAATGTTGGCTTCTTTTTCAAATTTCTTTATAGCATCTTTAGGCTTCATACCAGCTTTTATATCAGCATAATATTGAAACATTGCTTTGGTTATTTTCATAGACTCTTCAAGAGAAATATTATCTCTTTGACTTAAATCTTGAACCAAGCCCTTACTAAAGAAATCACCAAAATCAAGTATACCAGACTTTAAAACTAATGACTCAATAGCTGGTCCCAATGCTTTTTGATCAATCTTTGATTGTGCCTCTCTATATCTTTTCCAACCAACATGAATAATTTTTTGAACAGTAGCTGTCTTATTTAATATAGCTGTAGACATTCTACCTAAATATCTTGCTGTTATACCAGCACTTAAAGTTCTTACATATCTATCAAGCTTATATTCATCTATTTCAAAAGGTAACTTTCTAATAAACCCTTTATATATCTTATTTAAACTTAAATCAACACCAAATACACTAGCTCTTGCCTCTGGCTTATGCAAGACTGTATCATACAAACCAAATATATAATCTTTAATTAAATTATTTTTACCTTCAAACTTAGGATCAGCAGTTCTAATTGATGTTATCATTTTTCTAGCAAGTTGAGCTCTTTCTAATGTAGAAAACATATTTCTTAAATAATCATAATAAACTGACTGATCATCTCTCATATTTCTAATATCAATAGAATTGGTAATATGCTTTAAGCTTTTAGCATCACGACTACTATGAACTTTTCTACCATAAACAGGATCTTCAGCTGCTTCATCTAATCTATCCCTAGTAACTTCCAATCTAAGCTTATTGGTTTCTTCTTTTTCAATTTGTTCAGCTAAAGCTTGTTGTTTTAATGGATCAACATTATTATATTCTTCTCTAAGTTGATCAAGTCTATCACTTATTTCTCTTAACATCTTGTCATAATGAAACCTTAACATTTCATCTTGATATATAACAGGAAAACTATCAGGATTTTCTTGCAAATTAACTGTCCCAGTAAAGAAAGGATTTAATATTGTAGATTTGCCAAACTTTTCATATAAAAACTTTCCTCTTTCTCTATCTTCTTTTTTAGGAATTAAATACTTACCATTTTTTTTCTTGTTAAAATTACCTGTTAAAAATGCATCTATTATTTCTTTTCTTTTTAATTGCTTAATCCATAATCCAAGCTCAAGTCTTAAATCTTGTTCAACTTTTTTAAACTCAAGTACTATATATTTAAATACTTTTTTATGTATACTTCTGGCTTTCTTAGATAAATCTACTATTTCTTGTATTTCTGCTTTACTTAATTTGTCTTCTAATATTAATTCTCTAGCTTCAATAACAAATCTAACTTCTGGATCAATAGTATTTCCTTCTTCTAACTGTTCTCTTTGTGTTTTATTTAAATGCTTTCCTTTAACATATTCAGATAAAGGTATTAATTTTTGAAAAGAATAAACTGGATCACCAGTTGAAGCATAAGTCCATAATCCATTGGCTTTATCAAATATATATGCAGGTTTACCTGTTTCTTTATCTTCAACACCTAAATATTTAGGATCATTAGGATCTTTAACAAATCCTCTTCTAGCATTTATTTTTATAATACCATCTTCAATTTGCATCCAACCATTCATAACTCTATTAAACATTCTAGTAATCTTCATCTTTTCCATATCATCGTCTCTAAGAGCATCTAATTGTTCATATATCCATTCCATTCTATTTCTAGTCTTATCACCCATAAACTTTGTTATATGTCTATTAACTTCAGATACAAAAGATTCTACTGCTTTAACTGCTAAAGCAAGAGCACCAGTCTTTTCTTTCCATCTCATATTTCTAGGAGTAGAAAGACTAACCATAACATTACCATAAACACCTGTAAAATTCTTATCAGTACTACTCATTTGTCCATATATTTGCTGATAAACTTTAGATAAAATACTAGGATTAATAAAATTTAATTTAAGATTACCATTGATATTGGTGCTAGACTCTCCCTCAACTCCATACTTTTTTAATCTACTTTTCACATTAGAACCAGTTATACCAGCTAATGCTATCTCTCCCATAGTATCTTTGTTTCCAACATAAGTATTTAACAATGTTCTGTTTCCACCAAATAAAGCATGCATTTTAAATATTATCTTAGCTGTTTCTCTCTCTTCTCTTGTTTTAAATAATTGATTTACTTTTCCTGCAACAGGAACTCCTTTATCAAACAACTGATCTATAACTTTTTCATCTACAACTTCTTTGTCAAATTTCTTTTTTAAATAACTAGATATAGTATTAAACTTCTTACGAACATGACTACTAATAGGGAAGTTATCATCTATTAATTCATTAATTTCAAAGGTACTTTTTTTATCAGCACTTACAGTTTCTTTGATATTGTCTTTAACTGCTTTACAAGCTTTAATCACAATTCCTCCTCTTAGCTTCATTCAAGCTAACATCACTTGCTTCCTGTGCTGTAGGCTCACCTCTTAAATATTTAGTATTTTCTTTATAATATTGATTAACAGACTTATGTAAATATGCATGAGGAGGTAATAAATCTAAATTACCATTTTTAATTTCTTTAAGCATAATTAAAGTTACAACTTCTTGACCTTCTATACTTTTATCTTTTAATGGTTCTAATTTTTCAATTATTATATTAACTAAATCAGGATTAGTTTGCCAACTATTAGGTTGAAGAGGTCTTCTGCTTTTTGTTTCCTTGGAAGTCATAGCTACTTCTGAATCTTTTAAAATACTTCTAGCAAATGATTGAGCTGCATTAAACTTAGTATTACCTATTTTGTTCCTTAAAATTTCTAATTTAGAATTAATATCCATATTTTCTTTAGCTTGCATATGTGCTGCTTCATAAGTAGTTTGATCAAATCTTAATGGAGACTTTCTAGAATCAGAACCTTGAGGACCAGATTCAACATATTTATCAAACATTTCATATACTTTAGTAACAGCTTTTTCTAATAAACCTACATTATTATTCCATGTAACCGTAACATTATAAGGATGTCCATCTTTCATTATTGCTTTAGTATTGGGTAAAGTCTTATTTAATCTGGCATTTACAAATCTAGCATAATTTTGACTATCATTTATAATGCCTTCTACAGAATTATTATCTCCACCAACAGTATTTAAATTCCTTATATTGGAAGCTATTTTATATCTCTTCCAAATTACTTCATTAAAAGCTGTCCATACATCATTAGTAATCCATCCTCCATCTTCAACATCAAATTTATCTAATGTTAAGCCAGCTTTAGTTTTAAATAATTTCTTTCTAAAATCTGTAACATTATAATTCCAATCTTTCAACAGTAAGAACTTAGGATTATCTACAGCTGCTTGTAGATAGATTCTTAATACCTTATCTGCGGTACCTTTAACACCATTTCCCATATCAATAATACCTGTATTAGGAACTATTGTCTCAGTATCATTATTTTTAGTAACAATAGTGGCACTAATCATACTATTTCTAATTAAACCAAATATCAACGATGATGATGCTATCTCTCCTATGGCAGTATTAGAATAAACCATAGCTTCAATCATTTGAGACCTATCAGAAGGATGCAATGGATTAAATTTATTTCTTTTGCCTATATATTTCTTTAAATCAACTCCTTCTATACTATCTATAAATTCTTTAGACTGAAAATAATCTTTTAATTTTTCATTCATATTATCTGGCATAGACATTATATATAAAGCATCTCCATCATAATCACCCTCATATCCCAAGAAAGTGGTATCTCTATGTATCTGAACAGTTCCATTAACATTAGTTAATCTCTTTATTCTTAAATAATTTACACCACCTGCATAAGCTATAGGACTTCTATATGCTAAAACTCTTATATCATTCTTATCTAACCATTTATTGATTTGTTTAAATGTAGGCTTGCCTGTTATGTTTGTATCTTTTCTAAACTTAGTCATTAATTGTCTATTACTTGTTATAGCTTTCATATCAACAGCCAATTCATCAACCTTTAAATCTCTTGCATAATTAGGTGCAAAATAAAGAGGTATACCCATTTGCTCACCTAAATTAACAGCAGGATCTAATATCTTTCCTCTTGTAGTAATTTCTAACCTACCTGCATCTCTAGGTATTAAACCACCACTAGCCATTATATCATTATATAAATCAGTATCAAAATCTTCTTTAAACTTTGATTTTAATTTATCAGCTAATATTTTAATCTTTTCTGGACTTCTTGTAGCCATCATTAAAGTCCTTAGTATTTGATCTGCCCTACTATTTGGACCAGTAAAAGCTTCTATTAAATCTGCAATTAAATCCATATCTGTTATATAATTCATCCATTGCAAAGGAAACTTAACAGTATTCTTCTTCCCTACAGACATCTTAATTAAACCAAATGCACTGCCTGGAATAGTAAATTCAACAGTTCTTTCTTTTCCTTCTGGATCTTTAGAATCAACATATCCTGTTCCATCTTCTTTAATATGACCACTAGCCATCTTTCTTTCATCACCTGTCATAATCATATCAATAATATTACCTTTGGGATCTCTTATGTTACCATCAGAATCAACTTCTCCAACTAAAGTATTATTATTCCATATTTTAAGACCAGCCTCTGGAACACTGTGCTGATGTTTAAGCATTAACATATTAACATCATTTAAAGGTATTATATTGCCTTTATCATCTAAATAAGGATCAACATCATAAACAACACTTTTAAGCCATCCTATAGCCCTATCAATACCATATGCTTTAGCTACAGACCTTACATACCTTCTACTTGTAATAGTATTGCCATCACCTTCATAAGTATTTTTTAATGGTCCAATATTTTCCGTACCATTATGCTTTGGTCCATCACCTACTGAAAACTGTATTCTGCTTGCAGGTATATATCTAGCTTCCCCATCAGGAACTTTTTTATTTGTAAAAGCAGGAGTTAAAGGAACTTTCATTCTTTTCAATACATCGGCAAAGTCTCTATTAACCCAGCCTGGAACAAAGCTATTTATATAATCAAATGCAGCAATAGCTCTTGCTCTTGCAATTATATCATATTGTGTATCTTTCTTTTTCCAGCTTAAATAAATCTCTTTCTGTTTTTTGTTTATATACCCACCTGCTTCAGCTTGTGTCCAAAATTTATCCCAAAGTTTACTATCTTTAGATATATCAAAATGCTTACCTTGAACTATACCTGTTGCTATTTTAGCTGAATCACCCCTACTAAATAAAAATACAAACGGATCAACAACTCCACCAACTTTTACATTTTCTAAAGCTCTTACTTCTTTAGAATTTAAAAACTTATAACTTTTTCTAGATTTAAACTTATAATCAGGATGAAGCATATAATAAGCATCTTTTTCAATTGTTTCAATTTGATTAAACATTTTATTTGTAACAAAATACATTTGTCTTAATAAGGCAGATAAATGAGGTTTTGAATGGGCTATAAGATTTGTATCATATTGACTTTGTTGTTTAACAATGCCCATGCTATAATCACTCTTAAAAACTCTTTCTTCTGGACCAACTAATTTAATTTTGTATATAAACTCTTTCTTCTGTCCATTCCACTGCTTGTCAAAACGAATATAATTTATAGCATTACCAGCTCCAGCTGCTTGATTAACTAATATTCTGTTATGTAAAAATGTATGTAATTGAGCTGCAGCATCCTTTTGAGCTTGATTTAATAGCTTTATATCTTTCTTTTTAAATGCTAATAAACTAGCTAAATCTTCTCTATACCATTCATCAAAATCTTTTGCATTAGCTGCATCATATAATTTATTTCTTTCTGCAACAGTTATTTTAAAATCACCAAGCAATGTTAATGACCTGTCAATACCTCTTTGAACATTTTCTCTTGCATCAACTTCAGCCTCACTAACAGCTATTTCATTATCTGTAACATTGTCAACTAAATATCTTATTTTGTATGCTATTGCTTCTATAGACTCTGTATCTCCATAAAGCTTAACATGCTTACTAATAAATGATTCACCATCAGTTGTTTGACCTACATTAGCTACACCATTAAATGTTTTATCTTTATGTTGAGACATCCAATTATAAAATAGTGGTATCCAATTCTTCTTTTGTTTTTCAAATCTTTTAAGAACTTGATCAATAAATATTATAGGCTTAAATACTGTATCTGATGATTTGTTAAATTTTCTAACTTGAGATTCAATATCATTCATCATAGTATTAAACTTTTGCTGAATAACAGCTTGTTCTTTTTTAGAAGGCTTTTTAATTTCTTGATATTCAACTTTATTATTTTTAATAGTATATAAATCAGATTCTTTCATTTTAAAACTATAAAATTTCTCTGAAATTAAATCACCAAGTTCCTTATCAGTTAAAGCCATGCCAAAAAAGTTCTTTAAAGCATTAGTCCATTTTCTAAGCCAGGTTTTTAACCTGGAAACTAAACCTTTGTCTTGTATTTTACCAGCATAGTAATCACCTATATACTGAACTAAATTCTCTTCACCACCAAATCTTTTTAACCCTTCTTTTATAACAGGATGATTTCCCATAATCTTCATATAAATATGAGCATACTCATGGGGAATAGTATCTAATGTTCCTTGTGTAGTAGACCATTCAACTATATTCTTAAAGGCTCTACCAGCTACTTCTTGACCTTCTTCATTAAATACTTTCTCTATTCCTTCAGCTTTTACAAAAGGAAATTGTTTCTTAAGTTTAGATGCAAGCTTATTAGCAACTTCTTTATTATCTTTAATTTTAGCTTTATCAGTTTTATCAACTTGTTGAAAATCAATATCTTTATAACCTTTAGGCAATGGAGTCAAATCTTCATCTATTGCTTTGTCAACTCCTTTTTCAATAACTTCATCGACTGATTCAAAAAGCTCAGCTTGTTCATACTTTCCTTTAATTGGTGAAATAATCTTACTTGGATCAGCTTTCTCTCCTGGTTTGTTAATTATAGTATAGCCTGCCTTAACTAAAGCATTTATAGGAACATCAAAAACTGGTTCAGGGTCTATTTTCTTTCCATCTTTATCAGTCCATTGAGTAAGATCATACATTTGATATAAATCGCCTTCTTCAAAATCTTCTTTAGACATAATATCTTCTATACTAGATACTCCTTCTTCAGCAAAGCTTAAGATATCTTTGTTCATTTCTTTCGCTATTTCACCACTCACAGACTTAACCTTGTCTATTTCATATGTCACACCATCAGATACAAACATAGCTCCTTTAAATGGTCTTTCTCCTTTTTTTACTCCCCATGTCTTTTCAAATTTTCTATCATATGCTTCTTCATCTGTGGTAATTGTAGGGCCTACTTCATATGTCTCTTCAGCTTTTCGTTCATCTGAAACTGCCTCCATTACAGATGCTTGTTCTTGCAATATAGCTTTTTCTTCTTTTAAATTCTTTATTTCTCTATTTCTTTTTGAATCAGGTTCAAAACCTGGATATTCTTTTTTCAAATGATCTTGAATTTCTTTATTTTCTTTTAACTCTTTATCTATATCTTTTATTCTAACTTGTATTTCATTATACTTAATTTCATCAGGAGATAATTGTTTCTGTTGCTTA